CGCGTAACGAACGACCTGTACCGTATGCCGATCAAGGAGACAGAAGAACCCCAGAACATTCTGGGCTGGTGGTATCCGCTGAATGAGGTTTACCCGCTTTTGTCCCCGGATACCACGATAGAGGACGCGGACGCCACATACTTTCAGTACATCAAACCGTTCGGGGCAAACTTCGCAGACGACAACAGCCCCATGGGAATGTCGATCTATGCGCCGGCGCTGAACACGCTGCACAGCATAGATATCATTTTTGATTCCCTGCAGCGGGAATTCATCCTGGGCAAAAAGCGTATCATTGTACCGGCCCGGCTTATGCGCCAGACCGCCGGCATCAACCCATCCGCACCGCCCATGCGCTATTTCGACGCGGACGATGAAGCCTATGAAGCCCTGGCCACGGACAACCCGGAAGACCTGAAGATATATGACAATTCCGTCGATTTGCGTATAGCTGACCATATCACGGGTATCAATGCGGAGCTGTCTATCCTCTGCAGCCAAGTAGGATTCGACCCGGGCACGCTATCCTTTGACGCCCAGAAGGGCATGAAGACCGCCACGGAAGTAGTTTCCGAGAACAGCAAGACATACGGCACCGTGCAGGCGCACGAGCACATTTTGAAAGACGCCTTGACGGCCATGGTGCATGCTATCTTTGATCTGGCTGTAAAGTACGGCCTGACATGGCAGGGGAAAACGGTTGAAAGTCTTCTGCAGGGCGGTTATAGCGTTTCCGTCACGTTTGATGATTCCATCATCCAGGACAAAGACGCGGAAATTAATCAGGGCGTTACACTTGTGGGCGCGGCGCTTATGAGCAAAAAGCGCTTTATGACACAGGTCCTGGGCTACACGCCGGAAGACGCGGACGCGGAAATCCAGCAGATCAAGGCGGAAGGCACTGGGAACAACGTCGACATAACACGCCTTTTCGGGGGAACAGAATGACGACTGAACTGCTGCAGGGAGACTGAGGGGTGATACGATGAACCCCGCTTTTTTAGATCAAATGTCGTGGGAAATGGCGGAAGTGTACGGGGCCTGTACAGACAAGATTCTGGCAAACCTTGCAAAGTACTTCCCGTACATTCAGAAAAGCCAGGACGCCGTGGAGCCTTTTAACTATCAGGCTCGGCTGCTGGCGCGTATGGGCCAGGTCAACCGGGAGACGGCCGACATAATTCTTTCTACCCTGAAGGGGGCAGACGAATCTTTACGGGCCGTCCTGACAGCTGCCATTCTTGACGCGCTGAAGACGGAAGAACCTAAGCTGCAGAAGGCCGCAAAGGAAGGGCTGTTATATGGCGCTGGCTTTATCCCGCCGGATGTATCCCCGGGCATGATGACGGCATTCCAAAGCTATTACCGGCAATCCGCGGACAAGCTGAACCTTGTAAATACGGTCATGCTTGAAAGCACGGAAGCGGCATACCGTAATACCATTTCAGACGCTGTCACACGGATTGAAAAGATAAAGCGGACACAAAGCATTCTGAATGTGAGCACCGGCGAAACCATCATAGGCGTGTCGTCCTGGAATCAGGCAATGCATGACGCTGTCAAAAAGATGGTGTCAAATGGCCTGACGGGTTTTATCGACCACGGCGGGCATAAATGGTCTCCGGAGGCCTATGTGGCCATGGACATTCGGAGCACCGTTTTCAACACAGCCAGGGATGCCGTCTGGGAACGATCCGAAAAGTACGGCGCGGACCTGTACCAGGTGAGTAGCCATAACGGCGCCCGCCCGCTTTGCTATCCATGGCAGGGGAAAGTTATTTCTCGCACGGACAACGTGCGCACGGTGCACGACTTTGACGGGAATGAAATTCAAGTTGTCGCACAATCTGCAACATCTTATGGACAGCCGGCCGGCCTCTTCGGTAGAATGCAAGTTTATGCCGAAGTAAAACCTTGTGAACCTCATTACCCAAGGGTGTAGAAACAGCCGAAAGGCAAGGGCAGGAAATGGCCCCGAATGTTTCTGCTAACAGGGAAAACCCCGGCAAGGGCCGGGGCAATCCTGTGCCAAACTATAGAAAGCGCCATACGAAACCATAAGCGGTTTTATGCCGCCCGCCCTTTGCACAATCTGAAATCATTTGACTTGCATGGGGCGATTTCACAAGGCTGTTTTCGAGGAGCCATCTTTCAGCTTCTCGGACGCCGCCGAATGTATGGAGCAATTCGCCAGACTTTGAAAACATACCAACAGGCTTTTTAATGGAATCCGTATACTGTCGAAGCTGTTCGGACTTCTGAGCACGGTAAGCAGGATCGGCAAGCCGCCGCCTTTGCACGGCGCTTGATTGTTCGCTTCTAGCTTTCCTGTAATCAGGGTCTTTCCAATGTTCGGCGTTATACGTTTTCATCAAATCACTGTAAGTTGTGGCTTTTGTCATGTTGTAGCCTTTTTCGACGGCTTGCAGTGCTTCGATATAGTACCGCTCTCGTTCCCGCACGTTTTCCGGCGTGCAGTCTTCCAGGACTTCCACACGGAAAGCATTCCAACCATAAACCGCAATATCATGCGCCAATTCCTTGTTTGGGTTGTGTGCATGTGAATAGTGATGGTATTTCATGCGAGAATGAAAGTTCAAGGTACTACCCACATAGAACTTGCCTGTAACGGTATTGGTAAGACGATAAACGCAACAGCGTTTTACCATAAAATCACCTCAAATGGATCATATCAAAGTACGGCATGTGTTGCAAGCAATCTGTAGACGGTCAAGAGACTATCCCCGATGAATGTAAGGGAGTAGGCGGGAAGATGGGTTACCCGTCCAAGTGCAAGGCACGCGAAAGCGTGAAGATATAGTCCACAAACGATAAACTGCAAGCATTATCCCATGGTTTTCATCCCCGGCATTTCCTCTATCAGAGGGGAGCCGCAATCACAAGAAGAGAACGACAAAACTTATGAAGAAAGCCAGAAGCAGCGGGCGCTTGAAAGAAAGCTTCGGAAGGAAAAGCTTGACTTGTCCATCATGCAAGCCCAGGGTGCACCGGAAGACGCCATAAAGGCCCAGCGGGAAAAGGTCCGGGCCGCTTCCGCTGAAATAGATGACTTCTGCGATGCTACGGGCCGCGCACGGCGCCGGAGCCGCGAGTATACGCCCGTCAATCCGTCTTTCCCGGATCCTGAGACCATGCCAGGCAGCCCGGCCGATGTAAAGAAGCAGATGCAGCAGCATTATGACAGACAGGCCATGCCGCTGCAGGGCATGACACCCGCGGAAGAGTTCAGGAAGCTGCAGGAAAGCGCGGAACCGAAAGCACCGGCGCCCGCCCAGGCGGCACCGGAACCAGCAGCACCGACCGCACCGCCGGCACCTGCCACACGCTCCGCTGCAACGTTCACACCGGCAAAGACCATAGAGGAAGCGGAAGAATACGCCCGGAAGACTTTTGTCGACACTTACCAGTTCGGGGCAACAGGCATTTCTTATAAGGGACTTTCCGTGGACATTGCGAACGAAATAAATCAGACCATCGGCGACTTCTATCAGACATACAACGTAAAGAAGTTCGGCGGTATTGTTGCTCCTACGGCTAACTCCCGTGAAGGCAAGATGATAAAGAGCGCCGTGGCTGCCTACTCGCCCATCAGGAATAGTTTCTACATAAACCGTTCGACACTAAAAAACGCAGCGACCGCGCAAAAGCATTTTGACGAAGAAGCAAAAGTAATACAGGAGTACTTTGATGCCCCAGGGAAGTATACCCGGCTGTCGCGGGATGTTAAAACAATCCTGGAGAACTCCAGAGAAAGCGGACGCGCCACGGTCCCTACCACCGTAAAAGAAGCGCTATGGCATGAACTGGGGCACAGCCTGGAGAAGTACCTGAAAGAAGTGCCCAATTACGAAAAGATCAAAGACGGTTTTACGACTTACGCAAAAAAGATTTCCGGCTATGCAACGTCTGAATTTTCGGAGTATATCGCAGAAAGCTTTGCTGCATGGAACCGCGGCGAAACAGTCGTTGACCCTGAATTGATCGAAGGATTCAAGGCCCTGCAAAGGAAGTGAGACCTGTGAATGATGATTGGATCATAGACGACTT